ACGGCTGCAATGCGGCCAAGGTTGCGGTCTGCCATGCAGGACGCTACCCGGACGTTTCCGGTTTTCGCACCACCGCGATGCGACGCAAGGCCCAGTACGCTTCGCGCATCCGCGCCTGCGCGTCTTGCTTCTGGAAGTCGGGGAACGGAAACGCGATGTGGTCGCTGGGCTTCGTCTTCGCGCCCACGCTCGCGGCGATGATGTGTTTCAGGCTCGCAAACTCGCAGCCGATTCGCTCGCGACCGCCCGGCCCGAATAGGTAGGCGTACCCGCGCCAGAGCGCAAGCTCCGCCCACCACGGCAAAGCCGCCTCCCCGCAGTCACGCAGGAAGGCGTTGATGGTGCATCCCAGAGATTCGCACTGTCGCAAGATGCCAACCACGGACGCGGCGGCGTGGCCCTGCGTCAGTCTTTTCCCTGATCGGCCTGTTCAGCCTTGGCAATCTTCGTCAACTCGTCTTGCAGGGGAACCGTCGTCCATGAAGGGAGATTCGCAAACGCGGACGGTTCGCCCATCGCGACAAGTTCGCCGCGTTCGTCACACAGCGAGAACGAGAGAGCGATGTGGACGGCTTTCAGGCCCTTCTCGTAATCGCTCGCGTCTTCCGTAGGCTGAAGGCGTGCAAGCGCCTTCTCCATCAGAACGTCTTCCTCTGCCGTGCGAGCGCGGAGGAAGCAGCCGGGCGGAAACACCCCGGCCAAAGCCGGGGGGAGTTGTTTCGGTGTCGGCTTGGCGAGGGCGAGAAGTGCGTCGCGGAGTTGTGATGCGGTCGTCATGTGGTCCTTTCCTTACGTGCCGGGGACGAAAACCATCGGGCCGTCGACGGCGAGTTCGAGCTGGATGCGTGCGTCCGAGTTGGCCTGACCATCCGGGGGAGGCGTGAGGCTGGCGATAAGGCCGCTGAATGTGAATTTGCCTTCAGCACCTGCCACGCCAACAAGCAGTTCGCAAGACTGAGCGGCTTGTGCCTGAAAGCCGCTGCCAGAAGGGGTCACGAGTGCCATCAGGGAAGTCATCAACGATTCGCTGTAGACGAGCGAGGCCGAAAGGTTGCCGACGTTCTTGATGCTTGCAGTCTTGCGCACCCAGCCGTCACCGCCAAAAGGCGTGTGCTCGTTGATGACGGTGCTGATGGTCGGAGCGGTGAGTTCGACGATGGTTGCATACGTGGTTGCGCCAACCTTCAAGTTCGTGATGACGTTGGAAAGTGCATACTGAGACATGTGCGTGTTCTCCTAGGGATAGGGCACGCTACCGGGACGTTGCGGAATTTCTCACGAGGGAGGCAGCCAGAGTTGCTTGCGGAACACCTTGAACGTCACGATGTTTTCCCAACCCTTCTGATCCGCGCCGCTCTGCGTCTCATACTCGAACGTCATCGACCAGTCCTCAAACATCCACGGGGAGTTCGACGAGTCTGTGATAACGCCTTCCAGCGTGGTGAGGATGTTCGCTTCCAACGCGCGGGCAACGCCGTATTCGTTGGCGTACGTCGCCACGTCGATGTACTCGACGATTCCAAGCACGCCTTGCGTCTGAGAGTTACGAGCGCCATGCACGGGTAAACGCTCCTGAGCGTCGCACGCGATGACGATGTAGGGGCGGGGCGCGTCTTGTGGGGCAGCACCCAGATAGATGCGGTCGCCTACAGCGTCCGTCACTTCAAAGTTAGCGAGCAGGGCCGTACGCGCTTCGGTTTCGAGGAATGCCATGCGTCACGCTACCCGCGCGTCACAGATTGGCTAGGCCGCGACCTGCAAGCATGATGTTTATCTCACGCTGAATCTCGTCAGCCAACACGCTCATGCACCGCTCGCGGACAGCCTCGATAGACCGTCGCCGGTAGTTCGTGGGGGTCACGCCGGGGTGCAGAATGTCCTTCTGCATCGGCTTGCGGTTGCGGTTGTATATCTGGTGCGGCCGCGCGCCACCGTCTACGAGGTGTTCATAGAACGCCGGACGGACCCGCATCGTCTGCTTGCCCCACTTCCCGCGCCGACGCGTCACGGTCTGGTGTTCTTTGTTGGGGCCAAGGATGGCGTAGGGGTAGCCCGTCGCACGCCCGGCGCGCTTTGGTGTCTTGATGACGTACTTCAACGCACGGCGCAACGCACCCGACTCACGCGGGACATTCATCTTCATCTCGCGGAGCAGGATGCGGGCGGCTTTGGTCATGCCGCGACGCACCGCGCGGTTACGCAGGCGCTGGGGTAGGCGTTCGAGTTTGGCGTTTATCTCCGTCAGGCCTTCGACGCTGATAGAGATGAACCCCCCTGCTCGCTTGGGCGCTTGCATTCAAACCTCCATGAGCGGCGGACCTTCGCCCGTCTGCGTCGTACCACCCGTGCCCGGCACGCCCGTAACGGCGGGGATGGTTTCGGCGGGTTGGTTGTCCTGCCGGAAGCAGTTGAGGACTACGAGGTGATTGCGGAAGCTGTTGCGGTCAACGCCCGCGACGTGATAGATGTTGTCGCGGTAGACGAGGCGGCAGTTACCAGGCTCGACGGCAGCCAGCGGGTAGCGAACGAAGAAGTTCGCGCCAAACGATGTGACGATGCCCTCCGCCGTCACGGTTTCGCTACTGCTCGTCTGCTGCACGCCCGCATAGCGCAGCGGATCTGCGATGTCCGTCCACGCCGACGTGACCGGCTCGCCGATGGCGTTGACGGTCGCGGTGCGAGTCTGGATGCGGATGATTTCGCGCATCGCGCCGGGGTCAACGGGGCCGTTTGGTCGTGTCTGGAACATGCGTTAGGCTCCAAAGGCGCGCAGGCGGTAGGGTGCAAGCCACTCGTGCAAAGCGGCGACGTGTTTCTCGGGCATGGGCATGTTGCGGTTGTCGTAGTGGAAACTGGCGTGCAGCTTGATGGCGGTCTTTATTGCCTCTGGAACCTGCGACGCTGCCCCGTAGCCCACGGTGTAGGCGAAGCGAATCACGTTGCGAGCCTTCCAGCCGGTGCCCCCACGTCGCCGCCCGTCGCCCTCCGTGACCGTGGAGGGCCAACCACGCCCGGCAGCCACGGACGGGTAGACCGCCGCGTAGTCGTTGCGGTTGCCCGGCTCGACGAACCACGCGGACGAGGCGAGCACTACCCACTCGCCCGTGTCGTTCTGGTACTCCATCACCGGCGCCGGCGAGTCGGCAACCTTGCCGCCGGGGATGATCAGCGGCGCGTCTGCGTCGGGGAACGCGGGCGCGAACGCCTGCCAGCGTTGCGTGATGAGCGCGCGGCCGGTGTATTCCTCCACCCACTGACGGGCGGACGTGACGAGCAAGCCGAGAATGTCGTCGTCTGCCGTCGTGTCTTGGCGAACGAACTTGCGAATCTCGGCGATAGGCACCGGCTCGGAAGCGGGCTGCTCGACGATCTCGTATGGCGCGACCGCATCGGGCCTGTAGTCGTTGTACGTGCTCATGTCAGACGCTACACGGAGGGGGTGTTTTTTCTCTCCGCAATCGCCTTTTCAATCCGCTGCTTGGCAATCTCGCAATAGGCCGGATCGAGTTCGATGCCGATGAATTTGCGGCCCGTCTTCACGCAGGCAACGCCCGTGGTGCCGCTGCCCATGAATGGGTCGAGGATGGTGCCGTCTGTAGGAACCTTGGCGGTTTCCATAGACCACTCCATTACACGAAGCGGCTTTTGCGTCGGGTGTCCGACCCGTTCGCGGTTCGTTGCCGAGATGGAATGAACGATGTGTTTCGCCGTCCTATCTACATTCGTCCAAGCCAACTCCGCGTTGCCCATGCTCGGCGGCGCATCGGGCTTGCACCAGACTTGCCAGCCACGGCTTTCCGGAAGGTCGAAGTAGTTTCCGCCCCATACAACAACAATGGGCGCAAGATCAACAATGCCCGAGATGTTTGGTGCAGACACGTCCCACGCTTTCGGCTTGTGCCCCGCTCGCCGCTGCCACTTCGTGGGCTGTCCTGCAAAGTTGATTCCATACGGCGGGTCCGTCACCACCGCGTCAACCCTCCCCAAGTGCGGCAGGATTTGCAAACAATCCCCGCAGTAGAGCGTTACGTCGTCGGTTTGGAAGTAGGGAACGGGGGTCGTCATGCAGCAACCTACCCGCGTGTGTGAAGTTGTCTCGAAATGAAAAACGCCCGCCGAGAACACCTCGAACGGGCGCGTGACGTGGAGACTAGTTGTGTTACGGCGTGCCTTCGACGTAGCCCACCGCGACGTTCGTCACGATGCGGTTGGTGCCGGTCTGCGTGATCGGCAGAGGACCGCCCGCGCGGTAACGCACCGCGAAGATGTCACCGCTCGCCGTGCTAACGCCGCGCACGACGTTGCAGCGGATGTACCGCTCCTGCGCGCGGGGCACGTTGATCTGAACGAAATCGTTGTTGGCGACTGCCGTTGCACGGCTGCCAGCGATGGTCGCTGCATCGCTCATGTTCGCGAGGTTGCCCTGCTGAACCTGAACGAAGTTGCCAGCGTTGGCCGTGGCAATCGCACGACCGAAGAAAATGATGCCGTCATAGCCACCGTCTGCGGCCATGTCGAAAGTCGTGCCGTCCACCTGCGAGGTGGCAGCGGTCGCGCCAGCGGCGGCGAGTTCGATACGAACTTGGTCAGTGATGTTGCGAATGAGCATTACTTGTTTCCTTTGCCGCGCCGCTTGGGCGCGTTCTGAGGTTCGTGAGTGACTTGCGCAATCACGGCACGCATCTCGGGTGTCTCGATGGGGTCGGCGCCTGTCTCAACAAACTCCGCGTGTCCCTTCGCAACCAGCATCCTCGCTTCAGCTTCCGCGAACTCTGCCTCCTCGCCGCGCGAGTAAGACCGGGTGACGCTGCCAAACGGGATGACGACCTTGATGAGTGCCATGCTTCAATCCGTGTCGTCTTCCGAAAGAAGCCCGGCGCGAGCGACGACAACCCGCGCCGGGCCGGGGAAAGGAGGCATCAGGCGTTGGTCATGGCCGTCATCGCAGCGTTCTGGATGAGGCGACCGTCGTAGCGAGCGAAGCCGACGAAGATGGTCGTGTTGGTCAGGAGGCCGAGGTCGTTGCTGCGACCGATGGCAAGCCCGCCCACGCGACGAACCTTGTACTTGGAGTGGTCGCCGAACAGCACGATCTTCGTGCCGGTAGCCGCGCCGAGGTTGCTCATGTTCTGGTTGACGAAGTAGCGGAAGCCGAGGAGGAGGCCGGGCGCGCCTTCGGTCAGGCTGGCCGAAAGAGCGGGCATCCACGCCGGGCGACCGTCAGCATCGACGATGCCGCGAAGCGCGCGGAGCGTCTGGTCGCTGAACTGCCAAGCGACCGATGGGCTGTTGCGGTAGGCGGGGTCGATGGAGTGTTGCAGGTTCAGCAGGTTGGCGTAGCTGATGGTGGTAGCAGTCGCGCTGGCGACGGTGGACGAGCTGGTAGCGGTCACGAGGCCGTGAGGCTGGTTCGCGCCGGTGCCGTTCGTCAGACCGATGTTCATGCGGCGACCCGCACGCTCGGCGAGCAGATCAACGA